CTGATAAAGACATACAGTATTTTGAGAAGGTTGAAGCTGAAATGAATATCACGCTTACGCCCGAACAACGGGCTTGGTACATTTCAACACGCGATACAGACTTCAGCGGTTCGGAAGAAAAGATGTGGCAAGAATATCCATCAACGCCTGACGAAGCTTTCCAGCAGTCTACTGATGGCAACTGGTACATCAATCAAATGACCATGATGCGTAAACAAGGACGTATCACAAACATTCCGATTGTTAATAAACCTGTGTTCACGTTTTGGGACATTGGTAATAGCGATGGTTGTGCGATTTGGTTCATGCAACGGGTAGGCTTTGAGTACAGAATGATTGATTACTTTGAAGCGCACGGCGAAGATTTGACGTTCTACATGAAAGAGTTGAAGAAGAAAGACTATTTGATTCAAGAGAACTTCTTACCGCACGATGCAACGCATGTCAGATTGGCGATTAAAAACAAATCAACAGTTCAAATGCTCAAGGAACTTGGGCTTAAAAACGTCACCGTTGTGCCTGTCACGCCATACATTCAGCTAGGCATACAACAAACCCGCGATGCCTTCTCAAGCACTTGGATTGATGCCGAACGATGTAAGCTTGGCATTCAGCGCTTGGACAATTACAAGAAGAAGTGGAACGCATCGGACGGAAGATTCAGCGATACGCCAGCGCATGACATCAATGCCGAGGGCGCTGACGCATTTAGACAGTTCGGTCAGGCATTAGCATTAGGTATGTTGGAAGAAAAGGCTAAGAGAGCCGCGCCAACGCAAATTTACACACCAACTTACGGTGACATGGGGTATTGATATGAATAATATATTTAAATCATCATTAGGCTTTCACATCGACCTGTCAAAAATTGTGGCGATAAGTGAATTTAAAATAGGTAACGGCTATTGGTATTTTGTTGTTGATGTTCAATTGAGAGATTTGCCACTAACGATAACGTCAATCCAAAACCAAAAAATGCGCTTTGATTTTTATAGCAAAAAAGATTCAGAAATGTTCGGGCAAGTACGCCGAGAACTGATTGACGCTTGGATTGCTTACAACACGCCAGCTAATCGAACTCAATACGATCCGCTAAAGCTTGGGATGGAAAATATTGAGTTATACGGAGATAATCCGCTAAATGATCCGCGATTAGGATAAAACACACATCATACAACGCGCTAGGGCGCGTTTTTTTATGCCCGTTGATACCAATACATCACCGCATTTAATTTAAATGCGGTTGTAATACGGCGATTAAATGCGGTTGCCAACTACTTCACGCATTACAAGTGGCGTGTGCAAAATGGCGTTACTTACTTAAACAGGGAAGAAACAAAATGGCAACTTGTGTCGAAATCACGCTTGAAGATGATGGTTCTTTCAGCGTCAAAGAATGCGAACCGAAAGAAGAAGCTGAAGAAATGCAAGGTATTAATTCAGGCAATGTGCAAGGCAATATGGATGGCGGTGAAGAAATGGAAGAAGGCTACGAAAAGCAAACAGCCGGAAGCATGGATGAAGCTTTTAGCATTGCAAGTCAGATTTTAGGTGGCGCTCAAGAATCGCCGCAAGCAAAAGAACAGCAAGGTTTTGAAGCCGTTGCGAAACAGTTCGGACAAGGGGGAATGTAGAAAATGGCAACATTCAGTGTTAAACAAATCAGTCAACAAGATGGTTCTGTGTTGGTTGCCGAATGGCTCAACATTACCGAAGCTGACACATCATTGCCTGAAATTGAAATGGCTGAGTACGGTGATCGTTCTGTGCATATTTGGGGTACGTTCGGCGGTGGCACATTGTCGATGGTCGGGCGCAATAGTCAGTCTGCGAATCAGATTGTTTTGGTTGACCCGCAAGGTAATGCAATCAATGCAACAACTGAAAAGTTGGAGCAATTGCTTGAGCTTACCCGTTTTGCTTGCCCAAAAATCGCTGGTGCAACTGGCGCAAGTGTCAACGTGGCGATGGTATTACGCCGTGCAAATAGCATGAGGACTTAATCATGAGTGAAGAAATCCAATACACAGTACTAGCTGATGCACTGCGTGCCAGCGTTCGTCAGTACGAACAAATCAATACGTTAGCTAATCAGTTAGACAAAATCGCTGGGTTGGCAACGTATGAAACCGAGTTGGTCAACAAGATTGCCTCGCTGAATGCTGATGTTGAGAAAGCCAAACAAGCCAAGCAGGAAGCAACGATTGAATATGATTCTTACGTTGAAAGAATCAATGGCGAGTTGGCGGCGATGCAAGAACAGGCAGAAACCATTGAGAAAAATGCCAAGGCTGAAGCCAAGGAAATCAAGGAAAAAGCCAAGAAGACCGCATTAAACATTGAAGAAGATGCAACGGCTGATGCCAAGAAAATCAAAGAAGGAGCATTGGCTGATTTAATGAGTATGAACACTCAAATCGCCGAAGCGAAAATGATTCTGAACGGCATCAACTTGGATATTGAAAAAGCTAAAGCTGACTTGAATGAGCAAAACGGAATGCTTCAAGCGGCTAAAGACAAAATTAAACAGTTATTAGGTGGGGGTGAATAATGGCGGCTGGTGATTTTAAGTGGTTTTCCCAAGGCTTACATGACCTTGGCAACAAGATTCACGACTTGGACAATGATGATTGGCGCTTGGGCATTGTCACAACAGTGACAGTTCCAACGGTCAACACAACCGCTCCGCACTGGGGCGGTACTGGTACAACCAATTTTGCAACGACTCAGGTATCAACGGCGGGTGGTTACACTGGGCCAATTGCCTTAACAACTGAAGCTTGGACGAAAACTGCAACGGGTGGCACGATGGACTTTGATGACGTAACAGTTCCGCAGAATGCTGGTGGTTTCAGCAATGGCGCATGGGGAATTATCTACAACAACACTGATGCAAATAAACGTGCAATCGGCTATGTAGAGATTAGTGCGGCTGGTACTGCGTCTATTGTTGGGGGTTCGTTGACATTGCAAATCAATGCTTCAGGCGCATTAGCATTAAGCCAAGCTTAGTAGTAAACCTTTTTAAAAAGGGGGCATCATGACAGATACAAACACAGTGTTAGACGAACACGGGAATGTGCTTGCGACATTTACTCTTGATGTTTCCCAAAGCGGGGCAAGCATATCATTTGCTGGTGTTTGGCATGGCCCTGATTTATTAGACCAGTACGCCGCAATGATGACTCAATACGCACAAACATTGCGCGACAACGGAGTTAATTAATGGCAATTACAACGATGGATGGCTTGGTCAACGCGATTGGCAATGCAAGCCAAGACCAAAAGCTATTTTTCCCAAGTGCGACAAACGTGGCTGGTGGGTGGATTAATCTAAACCAAGCGGTTACGTCATCGTTCGGTATCATGGCTACACCAACTGCCGCTGGTTCAGGCGGTAAGACATACAACCGAACCAGTGAAACGACAGGCTTTCCAAGATTCAACAACCCTGCTGGCGGCTTAACGCAGTATATCGGTCGGCTTGGTGCGACATTCGCAACGGCTGGTACATTGCACATATATGACTTGCTGTGGGCTTGTAGCGGGCTGGTTGGTAACGTGGCAACAGCGCAAAACGTGACAAGTTTTTCAGGTATGCCGACACGCAACACAACGGGTACAGGTTGTGAAATTTGGGTTGGGTGTTCTAGTGCAATCGGCGCGACAGCGCACAACGTGACAGTCAGCTACACAAATCAAGCAGGCACAGCAGGCAGAACAACAGTATCTACTGCTGGTATCGCTTCAATGCCTGCCAACAGAATGTATCAATTACCTCTACAAAGCGGTGACACAGGCGTTCAATCAATTCAATCAATGACGCTTTCTGCTTCATCCGGTACTGCTGGCAACTTGTGGTTATTGATTCTGCAAAGACAAGCAGGCATATCTGCCGCCGTGCCGAACGTAGCGACAACTTTAGATTTCGCTGGTCTTGGAATGCCTATCGTTGCCGACAACGAAACCTTTGTTTTTGTACATCAAGGCACAACAACATCTAGCGGCATTATCATGGGATTGATGAATGTAATCGAGGGTTAAAATATGGCCGCCGGAAGATTCTCGCGGTTTGACCGGACTCAACTGAGTAAAACGTCCGGCGTTTCACAAATCGCAGAGAGCTGGTTTTTCGGTAGCGCCAGCGGTACAACAATCTCATGCAGTCTAGGTCAAGCCAGTGCGCTAGGCTATCAAGCAACAATCGTTGCACCTACAGGTTCAATCTCAGCAACAGTCACAAGCAGTTCGTCAAATATCGATTGGACGGCGCTAGGTGGTGAAGATTATTTAGTTTTCCGCACAGGTCAAACACTAGCGAATGGTCACAGAAAGACGGGTGGCGGTTCGTTAATCACTGTCACTGAGGTCGACCCGTCCAGTGTTTACACGCTAAACGAAGAAGCTAAGTCACGACTTTACTTTGGTAGTGATGCCACGCCTGCGATCGGCGGCGGTGGGATTGGTGATAATGCAAGGTTAGTAAACTTTGCAACTGACCAAGTAGGTGGCTTTAATATCGCCTTGCCTGCTGGTATCGGAGAGCGTACCGCTAAAATCGCTGTGATGGGCTACGGCAACAACTCAAACGTTGCCAGCTTTTCAGCCGTGTGTACGTTGTCAGACGGTAGCGCTTCACAAACTGTCAGCCTTTCAAGCCCAAACGTAGGCACGGATAACTTTGTTGTTATCGATGTAACCTACAACGCTTTATCAGCCGGACAAACCCTAGACGTTTACTGGAGGATGAACACTTCCGCTTCAAGCGGTGTTCGCGCTGTACATTTCGGTGGTGCGTGGGTAAGCACTGAAGCCGCGACAGGTACAACAATCTCTTGCGCGTTAGGCACGGCAACGGCTAGTGGCTTTCAAGCCAGCATAGTTCCGAACGTTACAATCAATGGCGCGTTAGGTACAGCGACTGCATCAGGTTTTACTGCGAATGTATTCCAAAATAGGACGATAGCCGGAACACTAGGAACGGCTACAGCGTCAGGTTTCACAGCAAGCGTATTTCAAAACCGTACAATCGCATCGGCATTAGGCACTGCGACAGCGTCCGGCTTTCAAGCGCTAATCGGTAACAATGTCACCCTATCAACGGCACTTGCTACGGCTTCAGCGTTTGGCAATCAAGCCAATATCGTTATCTCGCAGATTATCTTTGGCAACCTTGCAACGGGTGATGCAGTAGGCTATCAAGCACGGATTAATACGCTAATCACTTGCAATGTCGGACAAGCAAATGCCAGCGGGTTCACAGGTAACGTCTACCAAAACGTGACTGTGACATGTAATCTTGCAACGGCGAATGCGACAGGGTTCACAGGTCAAATAAACCGCACTGTGCTTGCACAGTTAGCTACTGCAAACGCTTCAGGGTTCACAGGTCAGGTGTTCTTAAACCAAACGATATTTGGTTCACTGGGTACGGCGAATGCTTCAGGATTTACAGGCAATGTGCGTATAGATGCAGTGATTCAATGCAACCTTGGCACAGCGGATGCGTTTGGGTATCAAGCAATCACTGATGCCAATGTTGTGGTTGATTGCAATACAGGTCAGGCTGATGCAACAGGAAATCCGGCAACGCTTTACTTTAATACATTGATTGCATGTTCAAGAGGCGAGGCGGGTGCATTTGGCTATCCATTGAGCGCCAATGTCGTGATTCCTGCAAGCTTAAGCGTAGCGATTGCCCAAGGCTATCAAGCGCAGTTCTTAAGTGACCGAATCATGGAAACATCAACAGGCATTGCCGTGGCGAGAGGATTTAGAGCAATTGCCAGCGGGGATGGCATTGATAACACAATTGTCGAAGATGATTATGTGACGTATTCAAGGCGTTTAGGTCGGCGCTAACGCATTACAAGTGGCATGAATAACCTTGCCACATTATGGATGAAAACGAATACGAAAACGAAGAAGGCTTATCAGCCTTAGATGACCTTTCAGCAGAGCTTATCGAAAAGCTTGATGCCGCCATTGAAGCGCGAGTTGCATCATCGATCGATCAGCGATGGCAGGAAGATGATGACTATTACAATGGGCTTGAGAACGATGACCGTTTACTCAAAGGCAAGTCGATTGATTCATCATTAGAGCGCAACAGGAAGAAGTCTAAACGCGCTAATGTCTTTTTAAATATCACTAGACGTTACACCGATGCGGCGGCGGCGAAAGTAGCTGACATGCTATTGCCAACCGATGATAAGAATTGGGGCATTACGCCAACGCCAATTCCGAATATCCAAAATTTCAAAGATGACCAAACGCCTGTCATTGACCCACAAACAATGCAACCAGTTATTAATGAAAGTGGTATGCAAAAGACAGTGGCAGACCATTTCAAAGCCGTTGAGCAAGAAGCACAACGCCGTTGCGATTTGGCAGAAAAGCGTATTGAAGATTGGTTGGTGCAATGTAACTTCAACTCAGAAATCCGCAAGGTGATTGAATATTCAGCCAAGCTTGGAGTTGGTGTAATTAAAGGGCCATTCCCGACAATATTTAAAGAAACCAAAGTAACGCGAGAAGGCAACTCTGCAATCATTGAGTTGCAAGAAGAAATCATGCCAGCGTCTAAATGCGTTTCACCATGGAACTTCTATCCTGACCCGTCATGTGGCGAATCAATCCACAATGGTTCTTATGTGTTTGAGCGAGATAGCTTAACGATTAAACAAGTTCGCGCATTGCTTGATGACCCGTCATATATCAAAGCAAACGTAAAATCAGCGATGAAGGAAGGCACAAGTAAACGCCGTGTTGAAATTTCTTCATTTGTCGATGATAAAAATACGTTTGAAGTTTGGTACTTCTACGGACAAATTACACGCGAAGATTTCATTGTTGCTGGTGGCAATATTGACGATGAAAAAGAATTGGATGTTGTTGATGCCTTGGTCATCATGATTGGTGACAAGGTAGTTAAAGCGACACTTAATCCGCTAGACAGTGGGCGATTCCCTTACGACACAATGCCTTGGTCTAAACGCGAAAATACTTGGGCTGGTGACGGCATACCAAGACAAGCACGCACAACACAACGGATGCTGAATGCAACGTGTAATTCCATGATGGATAACCAAGGCTTGTCCACTGGCCCAAATATCTTCTTACGCAAAAGCGGTATCACACCAGCGGATGGCGAATGGACAATCACCCCGCTGAAGCTTTGGTACATGGATGATGATGTAATTGATGCACGCCAAGCGATGCAACAAGTAAACATTACTTCCAACCAAGCGGAAGCAATGGGCATTATCGATTTTGCTGTTCGCATGACCGAGGATGTGACAGGCTTGCCAATGCTGTTACAAGGTCAGCAAGGCAGTGCGCCGGACACATTGGGCGGTATGCAAATGCTTAATAACAATGCATCAACAGTATTAAGACGTATTGCACGAACATTTGACGATATGATCACCGAGCCACACTTGAGAGCCTATTACGAGTGGCTATTAATGTACGGTGAAGAAGAAGAAAAATGCGATTCTCAAATTGAGGCGCGTGGTTCTTCAGCACTGGTTGAACGTGATATTCAAAACCAAACCATTAGCAACATGATGCAGTTAAGCCTCAATCCTGCGTTCGGCATCGACCCTAAAAAGGCTTTTAGCGAGTTCTTGAAGTCACAACGACTTGACCCTAAAACATTCCAATACACGGAAGAAGAACTGGCGAAAATGCAACAGCAAGCCCAGCAATCTCCACCTGACCCACGCATTGCAACGGCGCAGATTAATCAGCAAATCAAACAGCAAGAACTTGAAGTCAAGATGGAAGATAACAAGATTGACCGCGACTTTGAGATGCAGAAACTTCAAATGCAACGCGAAATTGAAGTTCTCAAACTGGCTACTCAAGAAAAATTATCTCTTGAACAAATTAAAGCCATGCTTACTGACAGTGCAATGAAGATTAAAAACCAACGTGAAATATTTGCCAGCGAAGCAACTCTACGCAGGGAAACAGGCGCAGGCGTTTAAAAATACGCATTACAAGTGGCAAGGGTAATCTTTGCCCGTGAGTGAGCTTATTAAATCAGACTTTGATACGCAATTATGGAAAAAATTAGAAGCCGTTTTAAATGACCGCCTCGAAAAGTACAGAAAGCAAAATGATCAGAATTTGGACGATAAGCAAACTGCGGAACTAAGAGGCCGCATAAGGGAAATTAAATCGCTACTCGCTTTGAGTACAAAGCCAGTGGAACAAACCAACGATGCTGACTAATGGTCACCATACAACGGGGTAAGAATGAGTACACAAAATCAAGAGCAAGACGAAGTAACGGGAAGTGGTGAAAACGACATGCAGGCTGGTTTTTCTGCATTTGCGGATGGCTTGGGTGAAGTAATCGAGCATGAAGCAACTGAAGTTGAATCGACTGATGCCGAGGATAGTGAAGAAGAACAAAGTACGGAAGAACAAGTTTCCGAGTTACAGCAAGAAGCTGAAAAACTCACAGAAGCGGGTTTAACCAAAGCCGAGTTTGACGCACAAATCCGCAAGGTTTTTGGGAAGATAGGCGAACTTAACAGCAAGATTGAGCAAGTTAGCAGAAGTACGCCGAAGTTAAGAATCAACCCTGAAAAATTCACGCGAACACGCGAAAGTTTTGACGATGATTTTGCAAACAGTTTTGCAAGTGATTTGAATGATGCGGTTGAAGTTGAGTACGCGCCACAGCCGGAAGCACAGCAACAAGACGAACCATTAGAAGTTAAGTTGGAAAAGAAAACCAACATGGCAATAGTGGCAGGCGTTCACCCTGATTTCAGGGAAGTTGTTTCTTCACAAGAGTGGTCAGCATGGAAAAGTTCATTACCAGTAGATGTGCAAAACGAACTTGATAACACATGGGATGCTTCATTTATTAATCCGATGTTATCGAAGTTCAAAGCGCAACTTAATCAGCAAACACAAAAAAACGTAAACAAAAACGAGCGCCTAGTAAATGCGATTACGCCGAGAGGTGGAGTTGTAACAGCAAAAACGGGCTTATCTGAACAAGATGGTTTTCTAGCGGCATCAAAACAATTTGCCAAGGAAAACGGATTAGGAGTATAGAGCGATGGCTACACAAAATTATTCAAGTATGGAGTTCCGTATTGGTAAGCTTAAAGGCGCAATCCTTGCAAAAGCAATTCCAACGGAAGTATTGGGCTTAACAGGCCAAAACGAAAAAATGCCGAAACAAAACAGCGACACCGTTGTGTTTCGCCGCTACATCCCAACTGGTGGTGTAGATAACAAATTAATCACTGCATCAAACTTTTCAACATTCGCAAGTGATCGCCAATTGCAAGAGGGCGTAACACCTTCAGCAAAAACATTGACCAAAGTTGATGTAACTGCAACGTTGCAACAATACGGCACATTGTTTAGCTTCACTGATAAAACTATCGACTTGGGTGAAGATAACATCACCGATGAAATGAAAGCACAAGTTGGTGAAGAAATCGGTGCAGTACGAGAAATGATTCGCTACGGCGCATTGCGCGGTGCAACAAACCCATATTTTGCAGGCGGTTCTAGCCGTGCAACAGTTTCTAAAGCTTTGACTTTGAACTTGTTGCGCCGTGTTACTCGCAACTTGAAACAAAATCACGCAAAAATGATTGGCAAAACTTTAGCACCAGCTCTTGAGTACGGTACTAAACCAGTTGAACCAGCATACTTGGTGTTTGCTTCAACAGACATGGAATCAGTTATCCGCAACTTGGCTGGCTTCAAAAACGTTGTTGAATACGGTCAACGCAAACCAATTTCACCATTTGAAATTGGTTCAGTCGAATCTTTCCGCTTCATCTTGTCACCTGAATTGCAACCATACATCAACGCTGGTGTAGCAGTAGGCGCGACAGGTTTGAACTCAACAGGCGGTTCAAATATTGACGTTTACCCAATGATTGTTGTTGGTGAAGATGCTTGGGGTCAAGTGGCATTGCGCGGTTCTGAATCGCTTGATGTGACTTTCATCCCTGCTGGTCAGAAAGACAAAAACGATCCATTAGGTCAACGTGGCTATATCGGCGCATCAACTTGGATGACTGCCCTTATATTAAACCAAGGCTGGATGGCTTTAATTGAGTGCGGCACTGACGCATTGCCTGACTAGTGACAATGAGGCGGTTAATACCGCCTCAATTTGATAATGAATTGGAGTAAATAAAATGGCTGAAAATACCGCATATACAGGCACTAAAACATTAAAGACTGATGCGCCTGCCTCAGTAACTGGCAAGGTTGTTTATGGTGCAACAGCAATCACAGCGGCTGACTACACAGAAATTAAGTTGGGCTTCCGTCCAACTTATGTTGAGTGGGAAAACGCAACAGACCGTACAAACATCGTTTGGTATGAAGGCATGGGCGATAACGCTTGTGTTAAAACGATTGCGGCTGGTACACGCACACTTGAAACTTCAGGTGGCAACGGTGGCATCACGGTAACTGATACAGGCTTCCGTGTGTCACAAAACGCTACCTTGGCGGCTATCTTGGCAAGTAAAACTTGCTACTACCGCGCTGAAGGTTAAGTAATTTGGGTGGTGGGCGTGTTGGGTTTAATTACCTTGCACGCCCTTTTTTTAAGCAAAGGGGATAGTAATGGCGAGAGTTTCAAAGAAAAAATTGGACACAACAGATATTGAATTGCCAAACACTGGCGATGTTCGTATCAAAGCAACAGCGCAGGGCATTGAACGCATTGAAGATACTTCTGAGATTGACATCATGCAGGATAACCGCGATGTATCTGATTTGGCGGCGCAGTTAGCTTTCTTGGAAGAACCTGTCACGATTACTATTCATGAAACTTCTGATCCTAATCCTGAACCTGTATTTTTAGCAGTGAATGGGGTTGGCCCATTGGAAAACGGTGTGCCTTGGTTGCCTCGTGGTCGTGAATTGACCATTAAGCGTAAATTTGTAGAAGCTTTATTACGCGCAAAAGTAACAACCTACGGTAGCAAAGAAATCATTCAAGATGGTGAGCGCATGTTTGTTCATCCATCAAAAACATCATTGAAATATCCGTTTAGCATTGTGCGCGATGACAATCCAAAAGGACGCGCATGGTTTACACAAATTGTGAATGAGCGTGCCTGATGAATTACTTGGAACTATGTGCAGACTTACATTTGCAAGCTGGCATATCCGGCACTGCGCCTAGTTCTGTTACTGGTCAAACAGGCGAGAATAAACGCATAGTCAATTGGGTAAAACGCGCATGGACTGATATTCAAACCATGCGTTCTGATTGGCTGTTTCTAAAAGAATCATTCACGTTAGACACGGTATCAGGGCAATCAAGTTACAACATTGCTGACTTGGTATTGGGTGGAAGTTTGGCTGATTCTCGCTTTCGCTTGTTTGATAAAAAATCATTTCGCATTTACAAATCAAGCATTGGCGAAGTGGATGAAGTCGATTTGTGTTTTTCTAAATACGAAGATTTTAGAAGTGCATTTATAGTTGGTCAGCAAGTACAGGGTAGACCTGATTACTTCACTGTAACGCCAAGCAATACGCTTTACCTTGATCCTATTCCTGATGATGTTTACCGCATTACTGGTGAGTTTATTAAAACCCCGCAAGTGCTAACAGGGAACACGGACGTTCCTGAATTGCCAGCGCATTTTCATGATTTGATTATTTATCACGCATTGATTGCATACGCCTACTTTGAGGCGGCAAGTGAAGTTGTTGAATATGCAAAAGAGCAAAAGAAATTATTGATGAATGCTTTATTAAGAGAACAATTGCCTGACGTTTCATTGGCTGGCAGTTTGATGGAGTAAGACTATGTTAAGTTCAGGAAAGAGTAAGGCAAAACGCGAAGCCAAGAAACAGATGCAGAAAGCGTATCTAGATGCCTTAAAAGGCACTGAACGCGCAGAAAGGGCTGGCAATGTTGACACTGGCGTTGTTCGTCAGCTGAATGACAGTGGCTTGGAAATCGATGGCTATACGCAAGCCTTGGGCTACAAAGCCGACAAAGTTGCCAAGCAATACAACGAGGCAACACCGGAATTAAATAAATCCATTGACGCTTATAACCAGCGTTATGACTTGATGAAGCGCCAAATGAACGGCGAAAAAATTCAAGACGGCTTCCAAGTTGAATCGCCTGTCAGTGGCACTGGCATTGCACAAGTATTGCCAAGGGATGTTAAGACATTTGGATTGAATGAAACATCGCAAGCAGAAGATTATGCAAACAGTTTAAACGATGTTAAACCAGCCCAAGATTTTGGCATGGGTAGAACAGCCCCCCAAACACAGGGGCTTGGTTTATTGAATGCCGCACCAGTTGCACAGGCTAGAGTTGCCGATTCTTACCAAGGGCCAATTAATGGTAGCTATCGCACACTGAGCCAAACTCAAGACGCTTACAACGACTTATCCAAGCTTTCAAAAAACATTAGCAAGGTAAGCGAAACTGCCGGATTGGGTGACATTAAATCCGAATATGAAACGATTGCACAACGTATTAGAAACGGCGTTAAACGCGCCCAGCCAATACAAAAACCAGTAGGTTTGCTGAATAGTGAATTGGCTAGTTCAAGACCAAGAAATGTCAATGAGTTGATGGAGTTCTAAAGTGCGAAGCGTCAAGACAACATATTTCCCGCTGAAAGGGGGCTTCAATGTTGTTACGCCACCGATTCAAATCCCTGATGGCATGTGCCGTGATACGGTCAATTTTGACGCAGATTTGGATGGTGGGTATCGTTATATTGCCGGATATGAGCGCTATGATGGTCGTGAACAGCCTTCTGATGCCGTTTATTACACAATTCAAGTAACTGACTTTGCCACGGCTTTAACGCTAGGTCAAACCATCACAGGTCAAACCAGTGGCGCGGTTGGTTATATTGTTGGTTACACAGCAACAGCAATTTCATTGACTAAAATCACTGGCACTTTCCAAAGTGGTGAAATCCTGATGTATGACGGTTCATCAATTACCGTTTCACTTTCAACGGCAAATATTGGTGGTGCAAGCAGTACAAAATTAAACGCAACCTACAAAGCAAATGCGGCTGATGTTTACCGAAATCTCATTCAACCAATTACAGGTTCGGGCGATATTTTAGGCGTATGGCGCTATAACGGCACTGTTTACGCATTTAGGAATAACACAGGTGGCACACAAGCCATTATGTGGAAAGAATCGCCTACAGGGTGGACACAAGTTTCTTTGGGTTATGAAGTTCCGTTTAGTAATGCAAACACTGATGTCAATGTTGGCGATACGCTGACACAAGGATCAGTAACCGCAACTATCAATAAGGTTATTGTAGAAACTGGCACGCTGGCTTCAGGAACAAATACCGGAAAATTAATTATCACAACACCATCAGGTGGGGTGTTTGCCGTTGGCGCGGCTACATCAACCGGAAGTGGTGCGCTTCAATTGTCAGCCCCTTCAAGCGAAATCACATTGTTGCCTGATGGTCGGTTTAACTTTGTGAATTACAACTTTGGTGGTGCGCTTAATACGTTGAAAATGTATGGCGCGGATGGTGTTAATCGGGCGTTTGAGTTTGATGGAACAATCTTTGTGCCGATTAAAACAGGCATGGCAACTGACACGCCTAAGTTTATTGCGGCGCACACAAATCGTTTATTCCTGTCATTCAATACTTCACTTCAATATAGCGCGGTAGGCGATCAATATTCGTTCAATGCCGTTATTGGGGCTGGTGAATTAGCCATGGGTGACGAAATCACTTGCTTAACCCCAATGATTGGTTCTGATGCTTCAGCCGCATTGGCAGTGTTTACGCGCAACCGCACTTCTATTTTGTACGGTTCAAGTGCTTCAGATTTTAATTTGGTGGTGTTCTCTTACGAATCAGGTGCAATCCCGTTTAGCGCACAATACATTGGTCAGGTTTACATCATGGATGAACTTGGCTTAAGACAAATCGGCGCGACACAAGGCTTTGGTAACTTCTTGTCTAGTCAGATTACCAAATACATTAAACCTTGGATTGCTTCTAGAATTGGCAAGACAGTCGGTAGCACAATTTCTCGTTTAAAAAACCAATATCGAATCTACTTCAATGACAGATTCGGTCTGCATGTCACAGTGGACAATGAAAAGATTGTTGGGATTATGCCGATTCAGGTAGCCCACACTTTCACTTGCATGTGTTCGCTGGAAGATGGTGCAGGCGATGAATACATTTTGGCTGGTTCAAATAATGGCTATGTTTATCGCCTAGAAAAAGGCACAAGTTTTGACGGCACAGCAATCAATGCTTATTTCGTCATGAACTTTAATCACCTTAAGAGCCCACGCATGCGTAAGCGTTATCGGAAAGCCGTATTTGAAGTTACTGGTACAGACTATTCTGAATTTCAAGCAGGCTATGAAATCGGCTACGGTTCAAATGATATTTCACAAGGCATTGCCGAGCCGTTTGATATTCAAAGCGCATTCGGTGGTGTTTATTGGGATGCCTTCACTTGGGATAACTTTTATTGGGATGGCAAATCGCTTTTGCCAGCCGAGTACGGGCTTAC